TTTAATGGATATTCAAGTTTTAGCTTCCGGCAGTTCCGGGAATTGTTATAAGGTGAGCGACGGTCAAACGTCGCTTCTCCTGGAGTGTGGCATTTCATACAAAGAAATTCAAAAGAAATTGAATTTTAAGTTGTACGAAGTTGATGGATGTCTGGTAAGTCACGAGCATGGAGACCACTCGAAAGCAATTATGGAGTTGCTCAAGTCAGGAATTGACGTGTATACGAGCAAGGGAACGGCTGCACTTTTTGAAAACGATATTTTTAAAGCGATTCATGTTGAAGCGGAAAAACAATTTCAGGTAGGCACTTTTGATATTTTGCCTTTTGACACTCAACACGATGCAGCTGAGCCGCTTGGATTTATTTTGTATAGTCGAGTCACAAAAGAAAAGTTACTGTTTGCGACAGATACGTATTACGTCAAATACAGGTTTGGAAGTCTTAATTATATCATGGTGGAGTGTAACTATGCGATTGATATTTTAAGGGCTAATTCAGAGGCTGGAAGGCTGTCTTTAGCTTTGAAAAATAGGTTATTACAAAGTCATTTTGGTTTAGGTAATGTCAAGAAGTTTTTGCAGTCAAACGACTTAAGCAAAGTCAAAGAAATATATCTCCTGCACTTGTCGGACGGAAACAGCGACAAGACGAGATTTAAGCGAGAGATTCAGGAGTTAACCGGAAAACCGGTAATTATAGCGTAGAGAGGATTGATACTAATGGCGAATAAAATATTTTTAGCAGGTCGACTCACCAAGGACCCTGAGTTGAGATATACAAACAATAATTTAGCAGTATGCAACTTTACGCTTGCAGTCAATAGGGTATTTGCAAAAGAAGGTCAACAACAAGCCGATTTTATCCCGATTACCGCATGGGGAAAGACGGCAGAATTTTGCTCAAAATACTTTGTAAAAGGTCAAAAAGTTATCGTTATTGGCAGGCTTCAAGTTAGATCGTGGGATGATAATGAAGGTAAAAAGAGGTGGTCGACCGAGGTTGTGGCTGAAGAAGTTGACTTTGCAGACGGGAAGAAGAGTAATACCGGCAACAGTAATACTAGTGATTCCTATGAACCTGTGCAAGATAGTAATGCTTCAAACGGCTTCTATCTTCTTGAAGAGGATGACGACTTACCATTCTAAAGAAAGGGGTTGTATTAGGTGAAAGACGTACAACTTGAAAACGGCTATACAGCTATAGCTCACACCATACTTGAAAAAATGGCACGAATTAAGTTGAGCCCTACTCAATATAGGTTGATATTTGTTATATGGCGTTATACTTATGGTTTTAAAAGAAAGTCGCACAACTTAACGCTTTCTTTTTTATCTAATGCAACCGGCTGTGATGAAAGACAAATACAGAGGGAATTAAAGCGATTAGAGAAAAGAAAAGTAATATTTCAACAGATAAATTCAAAACAAAGAAAGATTAGTTTTAACAAAAAATATAATCAGTGGGTTGGTGAAATAGACATTGGTGAAACAGTCAACCTTAAAGATTTTGACATTGGTGAAATAGACAATGGTGGAATAGACATTGGCGAAATAGACAATGGTGGAATAGGCAATTGGTCAAATCGTCAAAATGACATTGGTGAAATCGTCAACCCTGACATTGGTGAAATAGACAACCAAGAAAACTATATATTTAAAACTAATATTAAAACTAATATAGCTGCTGCTATAGAAAATCCAGTTGAGCAAATTGGAAATTTATTTTTCGAATTGACAGGAAGGTTTGCAAACGGGAATGATTTTGTTGCAATATCAGAAACACTCAAAAAATATTCGGACCTAGAAGTAATTACAAAAGTAATGAAAAGAGTTACTGAGAAAAAAAGAAAAAAAGACCCTAGCGACAAAATCAAAAGCTTTTCTTTCTTCACGGGAGCTATCGAAGATGAATTCAAAAAAATTGAAGCAAAAAAGGCAGGTGAGAACATTGGAAGAGCTGAGCGAGATAATGAAGAGGATTATGATTACAGCAACCTCATGTACAAAGGAACAGTTACCTACAACGATGACGATATCGACTTTTGAGTGCGAGAAGTGCAAAGATACCGGCTGGATTGAAGCAAATAAAATGATTCGAGATGGAAAAGAAGTTGATTTAAAAGGAGCTAGGTTACAGTCAATTATGAAACCTTGTGAATGCGTAGAGGTTAAGCGTTGCAAAAAGATTCTCGAAAATTCTGGCATAGCAGAAGCTTTTCAGTCAAAAACAATTAGAGACTACATTCCAAAGAGTGAACAGCAGGCAGCTACAAAGAGCATGTGCATTGAGTATGTAAAATCGTTTAAAGAAATTAAACGGAGTACAGAAAATTCGATTGCGCTATTGGGGCAAGTAGGAGCCGGAAAGAGTCACCTGACTATAGCGGTAGGGAATGCTCTTTTGAAGTCGGGAATCGGAGTAATTTACATGCAATACAGGGAAGCAGTTACACAGCTCAAGCAGTTAATCAGAGATGAAGAGGAGTTCCAGAGAGCTTTAAACAGATACAAAAATGCACCAGTATTAATTGTTGATGATTTGTTCAAAGGGATGCTGAGGCAAGGGAAAGCAAACGAAAGCGACTTAGGCATAATATTTGACCTTATCAATTATCGGTACCTGAAAAAAGCTCCAATTCTTGTGAGCAGTGAATACAAATTGAAAGACCTGGTTTACTTTGATGAAGCAATCGGGAGCAGAATTGGCGAGATGGCTAAAGGAAGAATAATTGAGTTTGAGGGAAAGGAATTAAATCACAGGATGAGGTGAGAGAATGAAATCAATAGAGTCTCAAGAGCAATGTGCATTGATAGAGTGGGCTGAAATACAGTCTCGTACATACCCAGAACTACAACTATTACACCATATACCAAACGGAGGGAAAAGGAATATAGCGACAGCTGCACGACTCAAAAAAGAAGGTGTAAAAGCAGGAGTACCAGACTTATGTTTGCCTGTACCAAAAGGAAAATGGCACGGGCTGTATATCGAAATGAAAGCACCAAAAGGAACAGTATCAGAAAGTCAAAAGTGGTGGATAGAAGCATTGAGAAAGCAAGGATATTGTGCAGTAGTTCGCTATGGTTGGGAGGCTGCAAAAGATACAATTATTCGCTATATGGAAGTCAAGGAGATAGCAGAGGAATAATCCCAAACGTTTAGAAATTTGAGCGAGGTGAACATATTGACTCAAGAAGAGCTGAGCAAGTTACAAAATATACAAAAAGAAATTAAGATATTACAAATACAAATATCTGAGACTGATGCAAAATACGTCAAAGACAAAGTTTCAGGGTCCGATTCTTCGTTCCCTTATACTCAACGGTCATTCACGTTAACGGGCTATGATTATGATTCATACTACACAAAACTCAACAGACTCAACAAGCGACTGAGTGGGAAACTTAATGAACTGATGGACGAGAGGGATAAACTTAATAATTACATAGATACAATATCCGATCCGGTTATGAGGATGATATTAACTTTAAAACACATTAACGGAATGACTTGGCGCCAGATAGGTGGGGAGATTGGGTACACAGAGAGACATTGCAAACGAAAATATAAAGAGTTTTTTGAAAGATGTCCTTGAATGTCCCTTTCGACATGTAGTAATATGGTATCAAGGAAAGTTGCATTATTTCCTCCCCATAATTTAATAAATTAAAAACGAGAGCCTTCGGGCTCTTATTTTTCTAGATAGCCGTGAAAGCGGGCTCTTAGGTGCGTGGGCGCATAAATGGCGGTTCAATTCCGGATGCCTATCTATCTAGAAAAAGGCGAAGGTTGAATGAATATGGATGGTGATTATGGCAAATAACTTTTACAAATCTCCTGCATGGAAGCGTAAACGCGCAAATATATTAAGACGTGATGGTTACATGTGCAGAGAATGCAAAAGATACGGCAAGACTACAGAGGCAACAACAGTTCATCATATTAATCCACTCGAAAATTATCCAGAATTAAAACTTGTTAATGAAAATCTTTTGAGTCTGTGCGGTGCTTGCCATGATAAGATGCATGATAGAATCAGCAATAAACTGACTACGTTAGGTATTGAATGGGTTAAAAGAGCATCCCCCCACCTTCAAAAAATAAATAATTAACATTTAGTGACTGGGCTGGGTAACCTTTTCCAACTCTGAGCAATTTCCAAGAAAGGGGGAAAATAAATTGGCTAGGGCGTTGAAGAAAATTAACGAAAATAAATTTACAGAGATTTTTGAGCAAACTGTAAGCGATATGAAAAACCTGGGAACATACAAACAAGAATTTTCCCCTGCTATTACAAGATATGCAGAAATGCGAATGCAGTTTGAGAATATAATGCGGCAGTGGTACGATGAAGGTTGCAAAGTTACGGAAGAGTACACAAACAAAGCTGGAGCAACAAACATAAGAAAGACGGCGTTGTATCTGTCCATAGAAGGTATGAGAAGGGAAATGACTGAACTAGAAAATCTTTTTGGACTTACTCCCGCAGGTCTAAAAAAGATTAAGCAAAAGGGACTTGAAACAGGAAAGAAAAGCAAATTAGCGGAGGCATTGGCAGGACTTGAGTAAGAAAAAGTATAAGAATTACGATGTTGTAATGAAGTACGCAAAAGACATCGTAAGCGGGAAAAAGATTGCTTGCAAAAACCAGATACTTGGTTGCCAAAGGTTCCTTGACGATCTAAAAAACAAAGAATATGAATTCAGGCCCAAAAATGCCGAGTTCGTTATTGGAATAATAGAAAAAACCTTTTGTCACCAACAAGGCGAAAAACTAGACGGCACTCCGCTTCGGGGTACGCCTTTTTTATTGGAGCCGTTCCACAAATTTATAGTTTATAATCTTTTGGGATTTTATCACAAAGGAACTGAGATTGTAAGATTTCATGAGGCTTTGATATATATCCCTAGAAAAAACATCAAAACAAGTTTTGCGGGGGCATTAGCCTACGCTCTTGGGTTGCTTTACCGTAAGAGTGGTTCAAAAATTTATATAACAGCTGCAGCTCTTGCCCAAACTTTAGAAAGTTTTAATTTCATCAAATACAATATTGTCAATATGGGCGAAGATGAAACATTCAGAATAATTGATAATAACAATGAGCATTCCATTACCGGTGATCTAGGTGATGGATTATTTTTTGTTAGAGCCCTGGCAGCTAATCCAGACGCACAAGATTCATTCAACTGTAACATTGCTATTGCTGACGAGATACACGCATTCAAAAAGCCGAAACAATACAATCTTTTCAAAGAAGCAATGAAAGCCTACACCAACAAACTGATGATTGGCATTAGCACAGCCGGAGACAATATGAATTCGTTTCTATACCAGCGCCTCCAATATACTAAGAAAATTTTAGACAGAACCGTCAAGGACGAACAGTATTTTGTTTTCATCTGCGAAGCAGATCTAGACGAAAACGGCAATGTAGATTACACAAGCCCAAAAGTTCACGAAATGGCAAACCCTGCATACGGCGTATCAATACGACCTAACGAAATTTTGAATGATGCCTTACAAGCACAAAACGACCCGCAACAAAGAAAAGACTTTTTCGCAAAATCGCTCAACGTCTACACAGCAGCGTTGAAAGCTTATTTTGACATTGACGAGTTCCGAAGAAGTAATGCAGAGGCTGAAAAGGTGCTTGGCATTGACCCTAATTGGACGATTCAAAAGAAGATTGAATTTGTTTGTAAGATAGTTGCTAATTGGTTTGGCGGTTCGGACTTATCAAAATTACACGACTTAACGGCAGGCGTCCTGTATGGAAGCTGCAAAGATATAGATATAATATTACCACATTGTTGGTTCCCGATCGTTGCGGCTCATAGAAAAGCAGACGAGGACGGAATACCTTTGTTTGGCTGGCAAGAAGATGGATGGCTAACAATGAGTAATTATCCAACGGTCAATCATGCAGAAATAATTAATTGGTACAAGGCCCTTAAAAAGAAAGGGTTTAAAATAAAACAGATTGGTCATGATAGAAAATTCTGCAGAGAATATTTTATGGGCATGAAAAAAGAGGGTTTTCAGATTGTAGACCAGCCTCAATATTTCTACAAAAAATCTGAAGGATTCAGACATATCGAGAAAAAGGCAAAAAACAAACAACTGTACTATTTTGGGGCAGAATCTTTCGAATATTGTCTTCAAAACGTACTAGCAATAGAAAAAACTGATGACATGATTCAATATGAAAAAACCGAGGAAACGGCACGTATAGACGTATTTGATGCGGCTGTTTTTGCATGCGTCAGAATGCTGGAAAACTTAGAGAAATCGCAAAGCGCGAAGGGGTGGTTTGATTGAGTAAGAAAAGAAAAAGACCTAACAACCAGACGAGAGATGCTCCAACAAGCTATAGCACTGCATGGTTAACATCGGCAGATGCGTATAGTGTTTTAACAACGTCAGGATATACAAAACTAAGCAATTGTCCTGAAGTCAGAATGTGCGTTGATATATATGCTGACCTGATTAGCAATATGACGTTGCACCTGATGCAGAATACCGAAAAGGGAGATGTACGAGTTAAAAATGCGTTGAGCCGAAAGCTTGATGTGCAGCCAAACAGATTAATGACGAGAAAAACTTTCATCTACAATCTAGTTTGGACCTTGATGCTGGACGGAGACGGAAATCAAGTAACATATACAAGATTAGCCGACGATCTGATAGATAACCTTGAACCTCTGAAGCCTTCGCAAGTTAGGTTTATTGATGTTCCGGGAGGTTACAAAATCAAATACGGAGATGATATATTTTTTGATCCGGAAGAGGTTTTGCATTTTGTAATTAATCCTAATCCAGAAAAACCTTGGCTAGGTACCGGATACAAGGCGGTGCTGAAAGATGTAATACAAGGGATAAAACAAGCAGGAGCCACAAAAAACAAGATAATGGAAAGTCCAGCGCCTTCGATTATCGTGAAAGTAGATGGATTAACGGAAGAGTTTTCAAACGTAGAAGGTCGAAGGAAGTTAAGAGGTCAATATCTCGATGCTAGTGAAAACGGAGAGCCTTGGTTCATCCCTGCAGAAATGTTTTCAGTCGAACAAGTCAAGCCTCTAACGCTCAATGACTTAGCTATTAAAACAAACCTAGAGCTAGACAAAAAGACGGTTGCTGGAATATTCCAAATACCGCCTTTTTTGATTGGTGTAGGCGAATTCAACCAGGACGAATACAACAACTTCATCGGTTCGAAAATCTTGGGAAAAGCAAAAGTAATTGAGCAGGAATTAACCCGAAAACTTTTGTACTCTCCGGATTATTATTTCCGCTTCAATCCTCGCTCTTTGTATTCTTATAGCCTGCAAGATATTGTTGCAGCTGGTTCAGCAATGACCGACCGTATGGCAATGAGGAGAAATGAGTGGCGTGATTGGATTGGAATGAGTCCAGATCCTGAAATGGATGAATTGCTAGCATTAGAAAACTATGTTCCGGCTGACAGGCTAGGAGATCAAAAGAAATTGATTGGAGGTGGTGAAGATGAATAGAGAATTAAGGCAAGCAAGGTGCCAAGCGACACAATTTAGAGCTGCCGAGACTGACGGCGAAAAATATATTGAAGGTTATTTTGCTGTATTCGGTTCTAATTATGAATTATGGCCAGGAGCAACCGAAAGCATTGATGTAAACGCATTTGACGGAGCTTTAAGTGATGACATAAGAGCATTAATTGATCATGAAACAAGACTAGTTCTTGGGAGAACAAAATCAAATACGCTTGAGCTAAAGGTTGACAGCAGAGGCTTATGGGGACGAATCAAACTGAATCAAAGCGATACCGACGCAATGAATTTGTATAGTCGTGTGGAGCGGGGTGATGTAGATCAGTGTAGTTTTGGCTTCGACATCTTAGAAGAGGAAACTGAGTGGCGGGATGACGGATCCGTTCACTGGACAATCAAAAAAGTTAAGTTGTACGAGGTTTCATGTGTTACATTTCCGGCATATAAAGACACGTCTATATCAGCTCGGAAGCAAGATTTTGAAAATATCAAAAAACGAAAAATTGACGCCTGGAAGTCCGGGCTGAAAGAGAGGTTGAAGAAATGTTAAAACAATTAATACTTACAAGAAAACTTAAGGAGCTTAGAAGCAAGCTAGCCACACTCTCCGAGAAAGACGCAGATTTTGCAACTAGAAAAGCAGAAATGAAAAAACGTGAAGAGGAATTAGAAGCTGCAATCAATGAAATTAACGACGAAACATCCGAAGAGGACCAAAAGACCGTTGAGGATTCTGTTGCAGAATTTGAAAATGACCAAAAAACACTTGAGGCGGAGGAAAATGAACATGTTTCTGAAAAGAAAAAACTGGAGGATGAAATCCAAAAACTTCAAGAAGAGCTTGACGAAGTCAACGCCAGAGCCGCAAGTGCAGGAAATGAAACAAGAAAAGAAGGTCAAAACAAAAAAAGAGAGGATGAAAAGTATATGAGAAATAGAAATATTTTCGGAGACGCTTTGAAAGACCTCATAACAAGGTCGGAAATTAAGGATTTTCTTGGCGAAGTGAGAAGCTTGAAAGGACAAAAAAGGGCGGTTACAGGGGCAGAGTTGACCATACCAGAACCCATGTTGGACCTTTTAAAGGATAACATGTACAGATATAGTAAATTGATTACAAAAGTAAGGTTAAGAACTGTATCGGGAAAAGCAAGGCAAAATGTCATGGGCACAGTTCCGGAAGGCATATGGACAGAAGCTACAGGGATTCTTAATAAATTAGCTTTCTCATTTAATCAGATCGAAGTTGACGGCTACAAAGTTGGTGGTTATGTAGCAGTTCCGAATTCAACTTTAGAGGATAGCGACATCAATCTTGCAAGCGAATTACTAGATGGCATAGGCCAGGCTATAGGGTTGGCGGTTGACAAAGCTATAATATACGGCACTGGTACAAAGATGCCTGTAGGTATTGTGACTAGATTAGCACAAACAGAAGAACCTTCAAGTTGGGATGCAAACGCTCCAACATGGGTAGATTTGCACGAAACCAACATCAAAGCAATCGACATGACTGACGTTGTAGCAGAAGAATTTTTCGCTGAATTAATGCTGAATATGGGAATAATCGATCCTGCTTATAGTAACGGAACTAACACGTTCTGGGCAATGAACAGAAAAACAAGAATGGCAATATTGGCAAATGCAATAACAGTTAATGCAGCGGGTGCAATAGTGGCAGGATTCAATGCAACAATGCCGGTTGAAGGTGGAGATATAGTTGAGTTACCATTTATGAGTGATGGCGATATAGTGGGCGGGTTTGGCTCATTATACTTATTAGCCGAAAGAGCAGGAAGTCAATTGGCAGTAAGCGAGCATGCTAAATTCATTGAAGATCAGACTACTTTCAAAGGTACTGCACGTTACGACGGAATGCCTGTAAGAGGTCAAGCGTTCGTAGCTCTCAACATCAATGATACTGCTCCTGCCACAACTAAGGAATTTGCTACAGACGCAGCTAACTAATGAAGGGAGGAATGAAAATTGAATACATTTGCAAGAATTATGGGGCGGCGAAATGCAAAAGACATTAAGACGATTAAGGCAGATTTAACGAACAAAGAAATTCAAATTGATCAACTAGCAGATATTGTAACAACAGGTAAAAATTTGTTCAACAAAAGTTCAGCTATTGTAGGAGGGTATATCAATGCAAACGGAAGCATAACCACAAGTGCAACACATAAGACATCAGATTATATCCCTGTGGCTGCTGGCGTGGCATATACAGCAAACAAAGCACGTAAAATAGCTGTATTCGATGTTAATAAAGCTCCTGTTGTAGATGAATTTGTGGATAATGAGGATTCATCTGCGGAGACAATTATACCTACTGTAAACGGATATATAAGAGTATCATGCACAACTGGAAATGTTGATACTATGCAAGTGGAGCAGGGTAACTCTGTAACAGCTTACGAGGTGTACTATACAAAATTTAAATACCAAAATAATGCATATATTGAAACAAATCCGCTTTATGGTAAAAAGATTGTTGGTTTTGGTGATAGCATCATGTATGGTGTAGGAAATAGTAACATTGGAATACCACAGCTTTTGGCAGCAAGAAACGGAATGACTGCTGTTAATAGTGCTATTGCAGGGGCAACAATACTTGATGTAAACAACAGCAAACATGTTCCTTTACAGATTACTAATTCAACTGATACTGATGCTGATTATATAATAATCAATGGTGGGGTTAACGACGTTCAGATTGAAGACATTAACACAAAATACGGGACACTGTCTGAGTATTATGGTGGTGGCATTTCAGACACTACATTTGTAGGTGCATTAGAATTAATGCTTAAAGCTGCAAAAA